TCTTAAAGTTTTATTAATTACTGAATAATCAGATGCCATACCTTTACTAATTACAATGTCACTCATTAAATCTTTTAATACTTGCTTATCCATTTGTAACCTCCTATATTTTAATATTATTTTCTCAATTATTAATTGCTATTAGCAACTAACTACTTCTGCTTTTACTGCTGGGTCTTTATCGTATCCAATAGTTTCTGAAATACTAGTAATTTTTAAAGCTAATCTAGTACCACCTGTTAAATCATCAGCTACTGCTAATATAAAAGTTCCATTTGCTGGGATTAAGTATTTACCTACAACTGAAGTGCCTGTAAATTTAGTTTTAGCTAATTTAATCTTATCACCATTTGATAAGTGATATGCTTTGAAAGGTACATCTTTTACGTTAACAAATGCACTAACATCTGTAACACCATTACTATAATCATATTCATCTTGATATATTAATAAATATTCCTCTGTAGCTAAAACAGCTGTTGCTGGAGCAGAAGCTTCGTAAGTTTGTCCACCTGTGAAATCTGTGCTAACAACACCTAACCCAACTATGTTACCATTATCTAAATTTGCTGTGTGAACAACATTTTCAATATTTCCATTATAAATTGCTTGACATTTTAATAAATCCATCATCTTTTTTTCCTCCTAAATTATTTAATTAAACTCTCATAAGATTTACCTTTATACTGACTATTTTCATCATTCTCAGTAAAATCTTTTTCTAATCCATCATTATTAACTGTATCTAATATTACTTCATCACTCTCAGTTGTAAACTTAAGAGCATTTCTACCCACTATTAACGCCACTTCTTTCTCTAATGTTTCCATTGTATACTCATTAATTTTTTCAACTAATCCATCTTTTTCTTCTTTAGATAAATTTTCAACAGAGTCAACATACTTTTTACGTTGAGTTTCTAATGCACTATTTTTAAACGTTTCTAAATCTTTAAGTGTAGCATTTAAACCGTCTATAGTATCATCTTTCTCACTCATTTTACTTTCTAACTCAACTGTGTGATTTGATTTTAATTCATCAATTTCAGAAGTAAATTTTTCAGTAGTAACTTTTGTAATACTTTTAATCATAGAGTTATTAATTTCAAAATTCACGTCTTTAACTAATACTGGTTGCATAATATATTCTTCTTCTGTATCAAAGTCTATTGTAACTTCATCTTTAACTAAAGAGTAATTAGCTCCATAAAGTTTTAAATCAGTCCAATTTTTAGAATAATATACAACTGTGCTATCATATTTAACACCATAGCAATAAATCCCCTCATTGTCTAACTGAGCATATAATAAATCTCTAATCTGGTCGTTTGTTAATTCAAATTTTTCTTCTTTTTTCACTTTCTCACCTCCTTTAATATAAGAAGTGTATTCTTTAAGCATTTCTTTCATTTCAGTTGCAAATGTTTTATTCTCAACATCAGATGAAAAATTGCTAGAAAACGTTTCAATAATGCTCCCTGCCATAGCAGGTGTGTGTGTGTCACCTAATACACATAACGCATCGAATGTAGCTGTTTCCATTACCCATCCAGTATCTCCGTCAAAGTCTTTTTCATATTTACCCTCTAAATCAGATGGTAATAATTCCATTGAATGACCTTTGTTATCACCTAAAATATTAGATGTCTCAAACTTATTCCAAACAATACCTTCAACTGTTAACCACATTTTACCGTCTTTTTCTTCAAAAGCATAATTATTTTCTTTAGGTATAAACCCAATAGGCACTCCTAAATATTTAAACTCTACTCCATCTTCACCAAGAACAATAATTTCCTCATGTCCTGCAAAGTCAATACTTTCATCTGTTTGCTCAACAAAACCTGTAATAGGAATATGTGCTAAACTATTTTGTGCCATAGTCTCTAATAATTCTTCTGAAAAATAACTTTTATTTAAATTCCATTTAGTATGAGCTACCCATACTTTAACTTTTTTAAATCTGCTATCTTCATTATCAGAATCAACTTCAAAATTAGTTGCAAATCTCATTTTCTGTAATTCTTTTTTCATGTTCACCTCACTTTAATATTATCTAATTATCTTGCTTATCTCTCGTCTTACTGCCTTCATCACCTAAGTCGCCTTCTGCTTTAACATTACTATCTACATCGCCTTGTGTATGACTAGATACTAATGGGTCACTTAATAACTCTGACAACCCTATAATATTTTCTGCTTTACGACCATAGATAAGTTCTAATTGGCTTATTCCACTAGCTACAGCAGGGTAGAATATTATATCCTGACTGTGCTAACTTTAAATATTTATCAACAACTTCATCCTCATTATGTATTGTTATATTTAAGAATGAAACAGTAAGAACATTTTTACCCTCTCTATAATTAAATTGTCTATTAAAGAAAGCTTCGTATTGTCTAAGTACCTTATACATAGTACCCTCATCCATTTTAATACTAGATGAGACTCCAGTAGACCCCGTTGAGCTTGAACTAAATACTAATTTAGATGTTCCACTTGAACTCATTAAATTAGAAAAATGTCTGTCAACTATATCTCTGCTAGAATTATTACTATCACTTAACGATACCACACCTACGTCCATAGGAGTTGTAACTGTACCTACACCCTCTGGACTATTATTAACTAAGTTTGAGTGGAAAGTTGTAACATCTGCTCCAATTAAATATTGGTCTTTTTTACCATTTTTACTATCCATTGGAATTTTCTGCCATATTAATTTATAATTTTCACTCTTATTAGCTTCAGTAGCAATTGTTTTAATCTCTTGTAATCTAATCATATCTATAAATATACCTGTAAAAAATGGCAGTGAATAATCTACTGCTACATCAAACTTAAAAGCGAATTGTTTTTTTACATTAGGCGTAAAATATTTATCTTGACTATTTTTAGGATTTCCATAGTTATTATAAGCTACCTTAAACTCTCTTGGAAATGACTTTATTTCTTCTCCATAAGTGTCAAAATAACTTAAATCAAATTGATATAACCTTACACCATACTTATCTATACTAACAATTCTACAATATTTAAAAGGCATTTCTTTTAATACTTTTTTAGTTTCACCTCTATTAGATAATTCATATCCAAAGTAAATATCTTGCATTAACATTTTACTAGTAATTTCTATAAGCTTAGTTTTATAATTATAACCTTCTAAAAACTTCATTCCTTTTATAAACTCTACCTCAGTTATATCATCTATTGGGCTAACTACAGGTCTATATAGTAACATATCAGCATAATACCTTATTAAATTTTTATACTCTTGAATATAATTATATAACATATAAGATGTTACCATTAATTCATTTTTTTTATTCGGAGCAAATTGTACATAATTAGCAACAGCGTCTTTGTCTACAACTCTATTTGAATTTTTTATTAAACTTTTAAAATCGCCAACCCCATTTAGAAATGAGTTTATGTTAAAATAGTTTTTACCGTCTTTCGTAAAAGTAAATTTATTAAACTCTTCTTTCTCAAATTCATAAATTTTCTTACTTTCTTCTTCTAATTTTTCATTAGTTATTTCTGGAAATTGTTGTTTTACAGTTGTATAAATATCTACATATTTAGGAGCTTGTTTTTTATCTTCGGTCTCTAATTTACTTAATGATTGTTTTTCCAAATAACTTCCTCCTTTCTAGTTAAATAAAGATGTATATATACTCGTTGACGTATCATCATCCATATAATCTTTTCCACTCTCTTTTTCAAGAATATACCATAGTAAATATGATAATGCTGAAAACCTATCTTTATTTATTTTGGTCGCTCTCTGAACAATACTTAATTTACTGTTCCCATTAATAATTAATTTTAAATTAAATATTTCTTCTATTAAGAAATCAGTCTCTATAAATGGTAATTCATTTACAAGTATATCCTCTGTTGTCTGCATTTCAAATACTTTACCTTTGTACGGTTTTAATAATTTAACTTTACCAGATGAAAACGCACCCATAAATGTAGATAAAATATCATTTTGTGATGAATCTGCTTTACTAGACTTCATTACAAATAATTTATCAGCATAGTTATTAGATATTGGCATTTTCTCTGTGTTTAAAGTGTTATAAGCTGGATATTCAATATCAGTATCTTCATCTGTATGAACTTTCATTAACTCATCAATAAGTCCAATACCTAATCCTTGACCATCGACTACTACAGCCTCTGCTTGATATAGACTTTCCACTTTCTTTATTTTTAAAGCCTGTATTTCAAAACTATCTGTGTTCGGTAAAGGCAGTATGTTTATTATGTCAATTTTATTTACAAATGAGTCACTATTAAAATAAGCTTTACCTACACTTATAGACCCTTGATTATTTGTTTCATTCTCTGACCTTGCGACATCTACGCCTAGATAATATTTAAAATTCTTAGTATCTCTTTCTTTTGTATATTGTAATTCTGGTTCTTCAATAGTTCTTGCATTTAATATTCTTTGAGTATCAACTAGTCCACCAACTGAATTACCCACCCATGTACTCATATAGTTTTGTAACCATGCAGTATGTGAATAATTTTTACGTCTTTTCTCTAAAGCTGACTTACTGATACCTCTTTCAAAATACATAGCTAATCTATAATCAGCTGACCCAAAATACGTGCCATCCATTTTAGCCATAGATTTTAACGCTCTAACTGTTCTATCATACTCTGACGTACCTTTAAATCCAGCAGTAGTAAAAAAATCTATTCTATTTTGTGCTTCTTGATAATGCTTTTTAGAATGTTTTAAAGTTCTCCTACTCTCATCAACTACAGGAGCTACATTATTATTAAAATCTTCTTCAGACTTCAATAAAGCCGATTCCTCTAAAGTAACTGCATGCTTTCTAGTACCTTTAGCACCTTCACCAATTCCCATAGTGTCTATACTAGAACCATTTTTCCATATTATTTCTATTATATCTTTGTTTTTATTTATATGTTGTATCTCGTCTTTAAAGAAAGGATAAAATTTAATTATTTCTTTATGTTTCTCAGCTAATAATTCTGTGGCTTTTCTTTGTGTTTGAGCCATTAGTGATTGATTAAAAGCAGGAGTTACCATTGCCTTTAAAAACATTCCTAATATCTCTAAAAACGTTTTAGAATACGACCTACTATAAACACCTGTCATACTTAAATGTCGCATATACCCTCTTAAAAATAACGCTTGGTCTGGATATAGGTCAATTCCACCAGTAGTAGGTTTATTGTATTTCAGAAATAAATCTGGATACCAAATAATCATACTTCTAATATACCTAAGTTGTTCATAATTTTTATGAATAAAATCCTTACCTTTAGAACTTTTTAAATATAACTCTCTAATTTGCATATCAATGTCACTATATTCTCTATCATAATCTACAGTATTTTCTTTCCTCATAGCAACCATGTCTAAGTCTTTTGCCATAGTACCACTAATCCCCTATTACTATATAATTTTTATTTTCTTGAGTATCATCATTATCTTGCTCTTTTAATATTTCTTTTTTTATTTTTTCGTAGAACTTATACATATCACCGTATTTTAATTCAGAGTTATCTAATCCTAGTAACTCTCTGTCTTTAAAAATATGTGCAAATAATATCATATCTATATCATCTTTTGGTACTTCTAAAAAATCTGGGAATATAGTAACAACATCTTCTGATTCTTCTAATGCTCTCATTAACATACTATAAGACCCTAATTTACCTGTAAAATCCACTTTATTTAATTTTGAAACACTTTGATTATATATTTTAGACCACTCAGTAATATCTTTTCTATTAGCTTTATCATCAGCCATAGCTTTTACCATTTTTACTTGAGAAATACTTGCTGTAATTAAACTAGCCTCATCAGCCTCTGTAGCTACTGAATACCCTTTTTTTATTTTAAAATAGGCTCTCTCAAATTCAATCATTTCATAATCATCAAAATCTTTACCATATTTATGTCTTAAATATTCATAAGATACTGTATATCCCGCAAATATTGACACTTGTGATTTATCTACTATCATAGTTTGTAAATCAGTTCTTGACGCAAAGTTTTTAATATACTCTGCATTTTCTTTTATATCATCAGTAAACTTAGAGTCGTGCCACTCTAAATTTTTATATTGACCTAATTTAATAGCTCCTAAATATCTTCCCACAGTTTCACTTTTATTAGCTTCAACTGTAGCGAATACTGTTGCCATAAATGGTACATTCATTCTCCTAAGTAACTGTTGAAATCTAACTATGTCAATATGTTCTTGAGCAGGTGTGTAATAACATTGTGCTTTTGTACAATCTTTACAGTACATGCTCGCATTATTTCTTGATTCATTATCTTTCACTAAGTAAAATTCTTTTATCTTTTTGTATTGGTCACAACTAGGGCAATATTCTTCACCCTCATGCTTTTTAACTTTTTTAACTTTCTTTTTTGCTTTAGATTGAGCCATAATATCATCTCCTTAATGATTGTATGTATGTGGCATAACACGAGCGAGAAGGAGAAGAACTCACCCAAAGGAGTGTGTGTTATGCCACTCTATATGATTTCAGTAATTCCCATTTAATTAAGAACTATTTTACAAGTCCTATCTTTTCCCTTTCAATCGATTTCTTGTAAATCCACATTTAATGAATAATATGTTCCATCTTCCCTGATTATTAATACAGTTTGTGACGCATTCGCTATCTGTTTCACTTTCTTTTTAGCATAATCATTTGCTCCTGTTAATGCTCCGCAATATATTTCAAACTCATTTCTATTTCTTGAAACTGCTCTATAATGATGTAAATGACCCATTAATAACACATTTACTTGTTTACCCATAATACTAGAATGTTTTTGCATTTTATTTGAATCACTTTTAACTTCATCATCTCCATGCACATATTTAATAAATACTCCATTTATATCTTCTGAAAATTCATCAAATTTATCTTGCATATGAACATAAAATTTATTATTATTACTCACTTTTGATATTAGTTGTAAATTTTTAAATATTGTTCTTACAGCATTATCATCTGGCAGAGAATTTCTACCATGATTAGTTATTCTATAAATATCGTGATTACCAGATATTCCAGATAATTCAACATAATATCCTTTATTAACAAAATCAATACAAAAGTCATATATTAATTGTTGAGCCTTTTCAATCTGTTGTGACTGAGTAAATTCAATATCAAATGGTTGTTCTGCCCTCATAGAAAATCCTTCTATAGCATCACCTAACATAGTTATTGATATTTTATTTGAATTATTCATCTTTGCCAAATATAATATTTCTTTTTTAAATTTACTGAGTCTCTTTTTAGCTATTTCAAAATTATATTTATTGTAAGATTCTTCAATAACAAGTCCTACATGAAAATCTGATAAAGCAACTTTTATAACTGTATTATTAAAACTTTCTAATTCAAAATTATTTATATCTCTTAATTGTATCTCATTATTTTGTAAAGACTCTCTATATTGCTCCGCTAATAATACTGCGGGAGTAGCTTGTCGCATATATTTTCTAAGTATACGTTGTTCTTTTGCAACTTCTGTTTTAATTATATTGTATTCACCTATTATATTAGATAAATTTTTTAAATGTGTTTTAGGTACTATAGAATTAATGCCATCAATATTTATATCTCCATTACGCATTTCTTCTTTATATCTATTAATTCCTTCTTCTAATCCAATATTATAACCTTTATCAAAACCTTTTATTCTTTCATTCATTTTTTTTCTGTGAGCTGATTCATCCCAATTAACACCTTTGAAATCATTTAATAAAAATCCTATTATCTCATTAGTTAACCCATACTCTTTAGAATTACGATATAATCTCATACCATAATCTTCATATGTCTCACCATCTTTTGGCACATGTAATTTATTTATCATTATTATATCTCTCCTTTAATTCATTAATATTAATTCTTCTCTCTTTTTAATATTTTATTATACGTTACTCCAAACGTATGTTCTTTTAACCCTAAAAAAAATGAGTACCATATGCAATATTTAATATTTAATATCTCACTAGTGACTCATTTTCTATATTATTTAACTTTTTCTGCTTGTTTAACCTTACAATACACATTATACCATACTTTAGCTTATTTGTCAAGTTTTATACAGATTATTTTTTAAATGTATTATTCCTCTATATCGTCCCCGATATTTTCCTCTGTATTGCTATTAAATATTAATTCTCTAATTTCACCTATTAACTTCTCTCTTAATACTCTCTCACCAATTAAAACTATAGAGATATTACTTTTACCTTCTTCTATTTCACCTGTTTCCGTATCTACAGCCACATCATTTTTCTCTGAAATTTTTACTATCATATTTTCTCCTTTTTAATTTTAATTTTTCTCCATTATATTACATTTAGTTATTAAGCAATGAGGAGTGGATTCTAACCACTCATCTAACTCTCCGATGGTTTACCTCTCTTTCAAGGAATGACCCATGTTTCCCTATATCCATTTATTTTGTAATATAATATATCCATTTATGGTATAATACATTATAATATATTATATTAAGGAATAAAGGAGGGTATTACAATTTATTAGGATATAGTTGAGTTAACATTATTTTCTTTTGCGTTTATTCTCTAAACTTCTCATTGCTTATATCAGTTGGCTTAAGGATAATTTATATTTCCTTAAATTAATAAACAATCTATGCTTAACCAACTTAACAGTTTAATTGCGTCATGTTTAGGACATACCAGAATTACCGTTCTGGGTATTTCAAAGTAATTGCTTAATAAATATTTTATAGTTATCAATTTTTAAAGCTATATTCGGAGCAATTTTTAATTTCGCTCCGTTTATTTAATTGCTTCATGCCCTGAGACA